TGAAACAACTTTCGCTTGCCATATGACACGCCTCTGGTTGTTTCCTTAAACCCTTGTCCACTAGTACGAGTCGATACTTCGTAGTTTGCAAACAAGTTGAAGTCTACCCATTCACGTATCATTGAAGATACCTTCTTGTGTAAACTCATCTCCCAACGATCGTAGGGCTCACGCTCTGGATCATTGAAAGTTCTAATGGCCACATGAGAAAGTAAGATGACATGCATCTTTTTCTTTTGTAGTTCATCAAACATTTGTAAGAGTCTGCGATAAAGTTCTGCAGCCTCTGTGTAACCTTTACCGAAACCTAAAGCTTCGATACCTTTAACTGAATGATTCTGGCAAACCTTTTGTTGCACAAGTTTCTCAGCCCAATCAGTGGTATCAAATACCAGGGTTCTATAATCATGATCTTCTTCAATCAATGTTTGTATCTGCTTGACGATATCATCGTAGCTTTTACATAAAGGAAAGGATGGGACATCAATAAAGTTTGTTCCGTCTTCTGTCTTAACAAAGATTGGCTTGGGTGCTTGTGATGCAAAGGTTGACTTACCTATGCCATCGGTTCCTGATACATTGATCTTAAGTGCTGGCACTTTGATTCCTGTTTCCACAGTTTTTAATAAACTCATCTTGGTCTCCTGTCGTGAAAGTTAACGTCATTGCCTTCCATAGAACCAACATATTCTTCCCATATGTCTGACAATGCACTTGGTAAATACATGTCGTTGATGTCTTTCATTTTTTGACAGAACTGCTCAAAGCTACTGCAAGTGCTAATGACAAATTCTGAATCAGACTTAACGTCTATTAAAAAGTCTCCTAATCTACTCATTTGTTTTCTCCTTTTAATGGATCAATGAATTGGACATAAGGCCTCTCATTAATCTTGGTTTGCAATCCTTCTTGGACAAAGTCCCAAAGGTCTGGATTGTTTTCTTTGCATGACTTCACAGCTTTAGCATCTTCAGCATACTGAACGTTGAAAGGTATGTGGTGTCCATCAGCAACACACTTAGCTAAATGTCCTTGATCCCAGGTCTTGGTAACTTTGTACTGAACCCTTAGATCAAATGGAATCAAATTATCCAAAGGAACTCTTGTAGAGCCTCCGGTATTTGAAAGTGTTTTGATGTGTTCTTGTATCTCTGGACGAGATGCAATCTCTTTATCCAAATCAGAACTGACTGCTTTTAATTCAGCCTGTTGAGTAAGGTTTTTTTTCTTAGCTTTTAGCAAAGCCTCGAGACAAAATTCTGTATAATCTTTTTGCATATTGTGTTTCTCCATAAAACTTAAGTACTATATTAAGGATAAATAAAACATTGTCAAGAAATATCTGTACATTTTGTACAACTTATCTTATCATTCCATATGACACACTTTAATGGTTGCTTATTAATCCCCAAGGATAAGTTTCCTCCTTATAAAATAAAGTGTGTCACCTTAAACATAGGAGAGAGATGGAACTAAAAGACTACATACAAAAACGAGGAGAAGAAACTCTGGCTGAAGAGCTAGGAGTTTCAATTGATACCATCAGGTCATGGAGATATGGTGCAAGGCAGCCATCAGTCAACCAGGCAAAGAAGCTAATGAAACTTACTGGGCATGCCCTTGATTGGGAAAGCATCTATGGAAAAGTAGAGTCGTAGTATGGCCTTAGATCTTAACTTCGATCTCGTTGGAGACGACATACGCAATAAAGAACGCAGAGATATGTTGACCTCATATTATGAAAACAACTTTCATCTTATACCTTGTGGCTCAAGAAACGATCCTATACCTGATTACTTTAAAGCAAGACATCCAAACGAAGAAGAGGATGTATTAATAAAGCGTTGGTCTAAAACACCAAGAGTCAAATGGGCAAACTATATAACCCAGCAACCAACAATGCAGGAGATCAAGCAATGGTACTTGGAGTTTCCTAATTGCAATTGGGCTGTGGTCACAGGCATTACATTTGTTGTGCTTGATGCAGATACTCAAGAGGCATGTGATTTCGTGGAGTCCGGCCAGGTAACAAGAACAACCCTAAAACAAAAGACACCTCGCGGTGGATATCATTACTTCTATGCTATCAATGACAATCTAACAATAAGAAACACAACAGGCAGATTGGATATCAGAGGAGAGGGCGGTTATGTCATGGTCAGCCCATCAAACAATTACAAATTTGAAATGGTCAATGGTGTCATTGTAGATTCAATGGATGACTTGCCTGTGCTTAACAGCCAAGACATGAATGTTATCTATGACTTTAATAATGATGGCAAGATCACAGCTACACACAACACACCCTTATCAGGTGATGGGGTGCAAAGTGGAATGCGCAACGATACCCTTGCTCGCTTAGTGGGTAAATGGATACTCGAAGGTTGGGGTATGCGTGAAGTTATTATTAAAGCATTGGATTGGAATCAAACAAACAACCCACCGATGAGCGTGCAAGAAGTATTGCAAACAGCCAACAGCATTTGTACTGGACATTTAAAAAGAAATCCAGACGAAGTAGATGCTGGGATACTTAAGTGGAACACCAGTCAATGGCAGATACCTTTGGCAGATGAACTCAAAGAGATCATGGATCAAGAAGATCCTATTGATAAACAGAAGAGTCAAATAATTGTAGAGAGAGACCCACTAGGATTAAAAGCATTCAACGATCCTTTCTGGGACACGATGGATACAAATCGCATCGAACAATATTGGGGCGATGCATTTGTCTTTGAGCAATCAAGGGTATTGCTACTTGGTAAACCTAAGATTGGTAAGTCTCATTGGCTTGGAGCTTTTGCAGCGTCTGCAACCACAGGCACAGAGTTTATGGGAACACAGTTTAGTAGGCCATTAAAAGTAATGTGGCTACAGGCAGAGATCATTCATGAGTTCTTAAAGAAAAGAATCGAGATGTATTACCAACCTTTTCATCATGACCCGGAACTATACAACTTGGGCAAGTCAAACCTAATAGCATCAGGCAGACTTAGAAAGAACATTATGAGAGACAGCGACATGGATGCTATAGCAGAGAGCATTGAGTATCACAAACCTGACTTGGTTATGATCGATCCTATTATTAACTTCTTTAGTGGTGAAGAGAACTCTAACTCAGAGATACACGAGATGTTATCTAGAATAGATAAGCTTATCGAACTATTTAAAGTAGCAGTCATCATTGCTCATCACACTGGTAAAGAAAGAGCAGACGATCTGTCGTTCATGTCAGCTCGTGGTGGTAGTGCTTTTGCTGGGTGGATGGACTCAGGGGTCAAGCTGTCAGGCACGAAACCTAATGTCACATTGTTCTATGAGGCTCGTAATGCAAGAGAACCCGATCAGCATTTGGCCTACTTCGACTTCGAGCGTGGATTCTTTAGGATGGTAGATGCATCAGATTCTCCAGACGAAGTAGAAATAGCTAGAGTCATTGCTGGAGCTATGAGTTCATATAAGTTTTATACAAGACAAGAGCTTGAGCTGTTAGCTCGTGAGGCACTCAAAGCAAGCGATCTTGCATCGGGGGAGAGAGCAGCAAGGTATGGCGTCTCACATGTGCAGAAGTATCTTGGCGAGAAGGTTAAGACACACAGCATTCCAGGAAAGAACACTTGGTATTACTTAGAAGACAATCAAATGAGCAAACCTTGGCAAGACGATGGATAATTTAGATTCAATGGCAAAGGACATGGCTGAGTTGTTTCTTGACAACATTGATAAAAAGAAAATGTACTTGGCTTCTGTTGCACGCAAGATTAGATATTTGTTGGTCAAGCGCAGATATAATGATAGTAACTACATGCATCTATTTGAGCAGCTGTTAGAGTTAGAAGATAAACTGATGGGAGAGATAGAGAAAAGACATGGCTTATAAGTTAGACAAGCCGGCACTGAAAGAATCAATGGCCGATACGTTCGTGGGCACAGCAATCAATCTGCCCCTGGTGTGGGTGGTGTTATCGCTATGCTTGATGTTCACACAAAACGCATTGATCATCTCGCTGGCACAAGCCGGAGTATTAACAGTGGTGGCAATCATCAGAAGGTATTGCACAAGAATGTGGTTCAAAAACAAAGAGGAAACAAATGTTACTAACTAAATCAGGGGGGCAGTGTCTACTGGAGTGTATGCTGGAGTGCAAGATTAGTGTCTATAAACGGCTGTGCAACGGCGAAAGG